TTAACATCTAGGTTAGACATCAAAGCTTTTGCAACGGTATGATTCTCTGTATCTGTAGAGTTAATCATATCCATTAAGTTAAAATAATTCTGCTCTGTAAGTTTATGTACTTCAGTCATTATTTTGTAAGGTTTTTTAATTTTTCAAGCTCTTTATCAAACACATATTTTGCTGCCGCAAAACCTGCTAGGTATCCCTTTCTTGCATAATTATATTTTCTAAAATCTGCACGGGTACCATAAAGATTATAATCATGTACTCGCATAGCATAGTTATCTGCCATAGCCCAATGATTAATATAATCATCTGTTTTAATAATGGTATCTGCAATAGCAGGCTCAGAACTTTTTACAAATAGCATTGTACCAGGTTTAATATTCTCCCTAGCTTCTTTACTATTGTATATCTCTATACCATCTTTAGCCTCATAGGGGTCACTTATATGAAATGGTATACCATTAATATAAAAAGGTAATCCATCAATCTCACTATAAGTAATTACATCACCTTCTCTAAAGATGTTTACATCAGGTAGAGTATATTCACCATAGATTGTAAGGTTGTCATCATTTTCACCAGGTAGTACAACCTCTTTTACAATAAACATGTTTGTTTGTTTAGTCATTTATCTTTTGGGTTTTTAACATCCACATAGGTGGCTTGTCTTGATTAGTAATCCACTCTTTTGCACTTGGTATATAACCATTGCAATCTTCTTTTACATGTTGTTCACCTATATACCTTACCATAACCTTTTTACCGGCTGAGTTAGTAATATAGATGCCAAATATTTCTTCACATTGGAAGATGCCTTCACTATGATGTCTGAATAACCTGTGGCGACTATCTCCTAGCCACCCTTTAGTTTCATCAAACCATTCATGAATAGGTAAGTAATCTCCAATCTCCCCGCCCCATTTCTTAACGGAGCTGCGGGCATGGTCATACGGGTGTGCCATTAGAATTCTATGTTCTCTAGAGATACCAATCCACCTGCCTCAGTAACTTCTCTAACATAACCATCAATGGTAATACTATCTTCACCAGGTACTATAATAACGGTACCATACCCACCATCATTATTATACCAGTCCCAGTTATAGTGTTGATTTAATATATGATAACCTAAATCTTCACATAGTCCACGTAAATCTTCGGCTACATCATCTGCACTTTCCCATTTCTCTTTATAAAAATCTACATCATCTATGGATCCAGAATCTCCAGAGCCATCATATCTAATTTCTACACGCTGAATATCTAAGTCTCTTAGACGAGACATTAACGCTGCTAATTTAATACTTGCCATAATTATTTTTGTTTATAGAATCTCCCCAGGATATTTGCGTTTAACCAGAAATCTTTTTCTAGTACTTCACACATAAACTGGTACTTTACTTCTTGATAAGAAAGCTCTGTCTTAGAGTAGCATATCTTTAAGATGGTTCTCTTAATAGGTACTCCAGCTTTGTGAGCTGCCTTAAGTGTTTCATTACTACTATAGTAATTTTGATATACAGTTTTTCTTACACGCTTATAAGTCTTCTTGCGTTTGTCAGTAGGCATAGCCTTCTTACTTAGCTTGGTTTTTACATCAGAAAAGAAGTTCTTCTTGCCAATATAGGACTTGCGTTCACCATCTATGATAACATCCATCTGATATACAAATCCTACAGCACCATCAGGAATCATGTCCTCGGTAAAATCTCTATGTTGATATATCCAACTCATTTCTTTAATGCTTCTTTTAATAAAGGGTGTAGTACCTTTCTTGTCTCAGGTATCCCATAGTCTCTAACAGAATCAGACAGATCCTTAGACATAGGTAGTATAACACCGGGTATACCGTATTCTTCTTTGTACTTATCCATAGCTTTAATACCAGCTTGATCATTATCAAACAATGTGCAGATAGCTTTGTACTTCAACTTGTACATTGCAATTGCACCCGGAGGTATTAATGCATTCTCACTATCTGGAGCTACAACTTCTATGTTATAACCAAACTTAGTAAGACACATTGCATCTTTCAAAGAACTACAGATAACTAGATTAGGTACATCAAACTTCAACTGATCAGTGCCCTGTATATAATTCTTAACCTTAAGAAACTTATGTTCAGCAACTTTAGGTTGATAGATCTTATATACTGTACCATCAAGTCTTGTATAGGCATATAGATTAGGACCGTTAATTGTTAATTGATCACCAGTTTCTTTCTCCATTCTGTAACTCTCAACAGGTACAACCTTAAATTTAGTTAAGGTATCTGAATCAATACCAAAAGATGTCCAGAACTCTGCATCTTTTTTAACCCACTTCCTAGCCACGTAGTCTTTAACCTGGTATTTAGCTTGCTTTTTAAATGTAGATACATCAGAAACAGAACGACCATTAAAAACAAATTGGTTGTAGTCAGACAGTAGTTTTGATGCAGTCTGAGAAGGTGTTAGATTAAATAGTTCTTTTACTAGATTGAAACCTGAACCACCACTATTAGTAGAAAAATCTTTGTAAAGATATCTACCATCACTATAGAATATACAAAAGCTAGGTGTCCTTTCATTTGGATTAAACAAAGACTTTATCTTTATGTCTTGACCTGTAAGTCTTTCAGTTAGATTACAGTAGTATTCAAATATCCAGTAAGATGGGATATCAGCTAGATTACTTGTTAAAGTTTTTGTAGATATCATAACTGAGTGTTAAAACAAAAAGGGGAGTGAAGATACTCCCCTTAATGTTAATTAGCAAATAAATTATAACTGAAAGTCATCACCTACTGAGGATGAAGTAGTTACAGTATTATCTCCAAAGGAAGTAACAGCTTCTACTTTCTTTCTTATAATGTGAGTATCTGGATTGAATTCAATTACCTTACTTACAGCTACAGGTGTAGTTGCAGATTCATAAGCATACTGACCTCTACCAGGTTTAGCAAAGAACAAGTCAAAGTTAGTATAACCTTTATTATTCTGATATTCTTTACCAGCAATACAACAACGGATAGTGCTGCCCGCAAAAGGTTTATCACTAGCAAATTTCTCAAACAAAGATTCAATAGTTTCATGTTTGTTATTCTCTGCTTCTAACCAATCTGAACAACCTGTTGCAGAACATAGGTTCTTAAGAGCCCTTACTAACTCCATGTTGCGATCAATCTTAATACCTGTTTTAGTTGTACCATCAGCATACGCATACTGAGACATCTTAACAAATGCAACCTGACCTTTGTGACGCCCTAAAGATTCATCTTCTTTATTGATAAAGAAACCTTCAAAGCCTTCACCCATATCAGGACCTTCTAGTCCTAATACAATGCTGTATGCATCTTTGTTATAAGGAGGCGCCTCTAGTTTAATAGAATTAATAGTAACAATGTGGTTACCAGGTTCAAGAACTTTTGATATGCTGCTTGAGCTATCATCTAAAATTACTGTACTTATCATTTTACTTAAAATTAATCAATATAAATTTTGTCCCAGTGAGTAATTACCTCACCATCTTTACCCATTTCTGAAAGAACTATCTCTTGATTGCTTAAGTGCTTAGGTCTAGCACCACAAGCTATATCATCTGTAGTCTTAAAGCTTAGGATATTCTGTTTTCCTTTTCTGTAAAGATAACCAATAGAATCTGAATTAGACGCAGTAATTCTTTTAAGTTTACCTGTCAAATCTAAATCTAATGAGTTAAATTCAGATCCGTTCTTTTCAAGAACAGTATCTTTAACGTGTCCCACTAGGATTATTTTTGGAGCCCAACTCTGAATATAACTTACAACCTTTGTAAATGCTTCTCTAAGATACTGATAACCAGCACCATTCGGTAAACCTGTGATAGTTCCGTACATACCTTTACCGGTAGTAAACCAGTTCTTACCCATAGGAGTTTTACTATAGAGTTCTTCAGCATAAGGAATACACATCTCTTCTAATGCAGTGATGGTATCTACAGCAACATACTGATATGGAAAACCAGCTTCTTTAATTGCTTTACCTATATGCTTTATCTCTTCAATAGAGTTAGCTTCAACCTTCATAGCTTCTAGATACTTAGAACCTTTCTCAAGATCTAATATCAAACAGTTATCAAGTTGTGATAACAAGGTTGTCTTACCTGTTTTAGGTTTTGAAAATATAATCAGGTTACGCGGGCTAGCTGCCTCAGCAGGAACCTTTCCTGTTGGGAGTTGAATTTCCATATTATTTTATTAAATTATTTAACCAATCTTTTTTACTTATGGGTTCTCTTAAAAGAATAGCTGCTAAGTCTCTAATTGTCATATCACTAATAGGAGCATCATCACCTTGAATACCAAAATCATTATCAAAGAAATCGGTTTGTTTAGCAACTGGCTTCTTAGGTGGTGTTACTTTAATTAGTTCAGATACGGGTATTAAGTATCTAGGTTGTAAATCTTTAGTTGATTCATATTCTTCTTGCCAGTGTGGATTGAAAGACCATTTCCATAGCGTACGCTCTTGATCTTCTGGTTCATATTCACGACTAACAAATTCAGTATAGATATCATAGCCTCTCTTTAATTCACTAGGAAAGAAACTTAGAAACTTTTCATTTTTGTCCTTTGGTCTATATGCCATCTTAGGAAAGAACAAAGCATTACTTAAATCTAATGCATCAAAGATAGGTTGATGATGCTCTCTAAGATCTGCAATCTTTGCTTTTCTTTCTTCTGTTGTCATAACCGGACTAGGGTTATTTGTACTTATTGCCATAATTAAATCTTTTGTCTTTTTTCTTGTTGTGGAGGAGTAGGCATCTCCGCAATACGCATCTTCTCAAACTGTGCTTTGAAGAAACTCATACGGTTATCACCATTCCTACACTTTAAAAAGTGTAATACTAAAACTTTATCATCCTCAATCATATACCTATCTGGTCCATAGAATCTTATCTTCTGTTTACCAGGGCGGTTAATACCAATGAGGGTATCAGCATGTTGAAGTAAGGCATCTGACCCAAAGATATCAGACTCAAGTATGTAGTTACCATACTTACCGTCTTCATTTCTTTCAGGATTATCTATACCTCTA